GTCGGGATGTTCTTGCGCTAACCTTTGCTGAATTTGCGACCTTTTCATCTCTAACGTAACTTGTCGTGCCGCTAGGATGTCAGGGTGATTATCAACAGTCCTTTGAACTGCCTTCTGTGGATTCTCAAAGAAATCTACTTCAGGCTCTTCCTGTCTAGTCTGTTGTCGTGAACCAAGGTTCTGTTTGATAAGTTCATCGGCTAACTTTCTGACCTCGCCTACTTCCTGTGCTTGCTTTCCAATTAGCTTTTCAGCCTCTTGGTGCATCTTCACAATCTCGTCTAAACTTTTTTCCCTGTATTTCTCAGGAAGTTCAGCCTTTTGCTCGATCTTCTGCTGCTCAATCTCTAACTCACCCAACTCTTCTTTGTCGTCATCAATCAACATACTTTTTCCTTTTCCTGCCGTTGTTCGGTTGTAGGAGATTCAACTCGGCATAATTGCTTATGAGTTGAGTTTCTGCTCGGCTTTTAATCTATCTAAGTGACTTTTCTCGAACCTTCCATGCGCTGATGGAAACGTCCCAGACCACCCTTCTAGCTTAAAAGCTGGTGCAGATAAAATGCGATGAGTCTCCTCACCACAATCACACACAAGACTTGTTGACTCATAATCAACAAATCTCTCTGTCTTATGCCCGTTTATACAGGCAAATTCATACATTCTTCTCATTTAAGTCCTCAAATGCTCTTTCGCTGACTTGTTTCAAGTTTTTCAGCCAAATAAGTATAGATAACTCACCTTTTCTGAATTGTAGACTTTTTTCGTCTGCAATTGTTGAGATATTATTCAAAGGCTCTATCATTTTGTCAACATCTTCCATTAAATCTACCCACCCTTGAGTGGACATCATGGAAAATCTCTCTTCATAGTAACGCTGTAGTTCTGGATTCATGCTCTAGTCATCTGTTTTTCAACAATCTTAGCCTTGTTCTGAATATCTGCTTCTTTTAACATCAATTCAGCAACCTTGACCCGCTTATCAAACTCTCGTGAAGCCAAAGCGTCATCAGTTGGGAGGTTTTTGGTATTAGCCGCCATACTCTTTGCTTGCAACTCAATAGGCATCAATTGCGCTTCAGTCAATAACTTTTGCGCTTCAGCCTTGTTCTGCTCTGCTTGCGTAGTTTGGACAGCAATCTGTGCTTGAGCCAGTTGCATAGCCAATTGTTGTTGCATTTGCTGTGCTTGTTGAGCCTGTGGATCAGCCTGAGACATCTTGTCTAGCATGGCAATCAACTCAAATCTGTTTGACAGAGAAGAATTAGCCATAATGCCCTTCAAAATGATAGGCAAAACAGGCGTATTCGGGCCAAGAGTCTGGAGCAAACCAATCATTTGCTGTTGTTCATGCTCACGAGCAATGATTCCCAAAGCAGCAGTTGGAATAAACTTCATGTCTACAGTAGGATAACGCTCTGGATCGAACTGCATATAGCGATAGGCGGCTTTGGTGATGAAGGGGATCATAAAATCCTCTTGGAAGTTCACCAAGGTACGCTTGTATTTCTTGATAATTGAGGCAGTAGCCATCGAAATACCACCCTGACCCGCATCTCTGGAGACAGCAGTAACCATTCCCTGAGAGTCTAAAGTGCCTGTTGCCATCAAAAGCATACGCTCAAACTCTTTGGCGGTTGTCAGGTTAGAACCATCAGTATTGCCAAACTTGAACGGGAACAGAATCTCATTGGGATTGCCATTTGTCAGGATTGCCTTGCCTGGCTTAACTTCAAACTTAGCACCCCTTGGAAGACGAGTAGCATCCATAGCCATCATTGGGCTAGTTGTGAGAGCTAGTGAATCTAAATGTGAACGCACTTGGGCATCTATGGCTTTTTGTGAGTTGTAAGCCTTCTCAACAGTACCACGACCCAATAAGTGATTAGGAACTGTATCGTCCTGATAAGCAAGGATAGGTCGATCCTTCATCATGTATGGGTTCTTTTCTGCCTTTAGAAGAGTCCCATCATTGGCGATCACTACGATAGCCTCAACCAGATCGGAATACTCATCCTGAATACTGTCTTCAGGGAATAAGTCTTCTGCTTCGCCATCTTCTTCGTTTTCTAGTTGTTCAAGATACTCTCTAGGAACTAAACCATAGTAGGTCAAAAGTTTAACTTTATCGTCTTCGTACTGGGAGACTTCTTGGGTAGGCTCTAAGTCTGTATCCATAGAGTCAGTGCCGACCTTTACCTTGCGGTAGATGCCATCTTCCTGACCTTTGACGATCTTGTGGATGGAGACATACTTCTCAATAGCCACGCCTAAACAGTCATCAATAGACGTTCCATTAGGGTCAAACAGGAAATTACGGGGGTTAACAGGAACAATCTTGACAGCAATGCGGTCTTGTTCAACCACTCCGATAGCGGCTTGACCGATTTGACCAGGTATTGCTTGTGTACTCGGAACAAAGACTTTCTCTGTTTTGACAACAATCTCACCGATGCCCGTACCATAGATTTCTGCCAACAGCTCAATCTGGTCAATAGACTTGCGAATCTTGTCTACTTTGAAGTCTTCCATCAGTTGTGCTTTGATGGCTTCAACATCTAGGGGGCTACCATTGACATCACGAATATCGTCTTGAATGTCAAAGAACTCACCCTGACCAAAGATGGCTTCCATGATCTCGGCATGGCGTGTCTCTACGGCTTGTTGGGTAGCGGGGGTAACGATACGGCTACGCTCAGACTCACGGGTTTTGTCTTGGGCATCCCACTCACCATTGAAGATACGCTCGTACTCTAGCCAATCATCAAGGCAATTGACATCTCTCCAATCCCTCCATCTATCACAATGGTTGACAACAAAGTTAACTATCTCTTTGTCTGAGTCGCTAGGTTCTTGGAATTCCATTCTTATACCCCACTAATAATATCTACAGGTTGCCATTCTTCTGAATCATCTTCTTCCATGTAAGATGTAACAGCCAGTTGGTCAATGTAACTGAGGGAGTCAGGCAAGTCATCATGGACTCCTTGAGCAGGGAACAGGATTAACTGGTCTACAAACTCATCCCAATCTTCTTCCGAATTTAACACAATTCTGCCATGCTCGAACCTACCTTGTAAAGCCCAGATGATTCTGTCCGCTTTTTTTCTATTTCCGTGGGTCAAATCTATGATGTGGGCATAGGTGTTGTTCTTTCGCATCAAGTCTGAAAGATAGGGCAAAACAGCGTTCTTTAGTGCCCCCCTCTCTATCCCTACACTTAAAGGGCGGTAGTCCCTAATGGCAATCAGAATCTTAGAGGCAGTCTCACGGATGTCCCAACGCCCGTGTTCAATCTTCTCAACAAACCATTTTCCATCGTCTGTGACCTTAACGATTGAGATGGCAGTCTCGTCCAGACGTTTCTTAGAATTGGCTGCTTGTTTGGCAACTTCCTCGAATCCCGCTAGGTCAACAGCGATGTAATAGCTTCCATGTTCAGGTTCTACTCCGTATTTAATCCATTCTTCCTTGAAGATGTCAGAACCCGCATTGGTGAAAGAAGCCATAAACTCTTGCTTAAAAGCAAAGGAACTTAGGGTCTTTTTAGCGGAATCTATCTCTGCTTGGTCAATCAGGGGGTTATCAGCAGTGGTAAAGTGCCACGACTTCCAATCAGGATCATCCTCACTCTCTCCTAGTTTGAAGGTATCGTAGAACCAGTTGCGTCCCTTTGGAGTGCCGATAAAGAGTGCTCTCCCCCGTTTATCAGACAAACTTGCTCGAATGACCTGTTCCCATGCCTCGGGTTTAATGTCGGCAACCTCATCGAGTACGGCATAGGTCAGAGAGACTCCACGGAGCGTATCAGGTCTATCCGCACCACGAACGTATATCCTAGCCCCGTTTATCAGGGTAATGTCCAAGTTATTAACGTGACTGCTCTGGATAACCTCTCTACCAAGGTCTAGCAGTAAGTCCCAGATAATCTGTCTTGATTGTCCCATAGTGGGACTAACGTAAAGAACCGCAGAGCCTTGTGGACACTTGAGTCCTTCAATCAGTAGGGTAACTGCCGCCATCCTACTCTTACCGCACCTACGACCAGCAGCCACAACCTTGAACCTCGTGGAATCTTTGAATACCTCTTGTTGCCAAGGAAGTAGAGAGAAGTTCAGATCAGCCATATTTAGCCTCTACGTCTTCTGGTTCAGTGTCGATGATTGTCGGTTCTTGTCCCAAACCAGTGATATTGATGGTTACTGCTGATCTCTGGCTCTTGTCCTTTTCAAACAAAGAAACAGGAAGAGTCCTATCCAAACACATCTTTAAGGCTACTAATTGATGGGGATGCTCATCATTAAGGGCTATCTCAATAACCTTCTGAGCCACATCCTTACCCCCACTCCTAATCATCAGCTCTTTAAGCTCCTTCAGACGTTGATGGTCTGTCTTAGGTAGTACAAGGGGTGGATTGTCAGCAAACCTCTGTATGGTCATCTTGACGCTTCCCTTGGGTCTTCCTCTTCCTCTTTTTTCCATTTTGTCCTCCTTGGAATGGATTAGTTCATTTTAGCTTTTTCTGAGGGTGGGATGCTCCACAAATATCTACCAACCCAACCTACCCCCTCCCCCCCCATACATCTCACCACCTAGGGTTTCTACCTACTCGTTTACCCTCATGGTTATCCTTACAGTACTGGCCAGACATACAGTCATAGGGTTTACCCTAGATGCGAATGATTCTCATTTGCGTTTAAAAGGGTAAGAGTAGGCGGGTGCTTTTCAGGGTTACCTTGATTTTGTTTGTCATTGTGTTTGCCTATACGTTACTTGTCTTATCCCTTACTTGATCTTGATCTGTTTTAGGGCTGTTGGTTGTTGCGCGACCTATATTTAAAATATTCAACGGCATACCT